TACCTGATGTTGAACAAGTAACACACAATGGCAAGAAGATTGCTATGGACGATTGTTATTTTGGTTATCAAGGTGGAGTAGACCAAAGATATTTTAATCAATTAACAAGTGGACAAGTCAAATACTTTTGGGGACAAGGTTTCATAGGCTACCAACAGTGTGCGATTCTTTCTCAGAATGATTTGATTAGTCGAGCATGCTCCAAAAAAGGAAAGACAGCTGTTAGTGCTGGTTACTCTTTGCAAATTGAAAACAATGGGACAGCAGACCAAGAGCCATTAATCAATAAAATAGAATTATTTGATAACGAGAATACAACGTTTAAAAAGTTAAAAGCTATTGATTATTGGAAAGAGGTTAATGGTGTAGCACATGTATTCTTTGACGTAGGTTCGCCTAATGATGTTGATTATTCTCAACCAATGGACTTGAAGAACATTAAACCTAATTCTTATTGTGGATTTAGAAGAATTGATCCAAAGTGGATAAATCCTTGTTTAGAAGATGATGCATTAAATGATCCATTGTCTAAAGAATATGGAGAGCCAACCTATTACGACATAGGTGGGAATGCAGTTAGAAAAATCCATAAGTCTTGGATTGTTAAGCTCATAACAATTGAGGTTAGTGATGACCAAAAACTACAATATAAATATGGTGGTGTTCCTTTAACTCAAAAGATTTGGAAAAAGGCATACGCAACCGAAAAAGGAACAGACGAATCAACAGAGTTATTGCACTCAAAAAGAATGTTGGTAAAAAATACAGATATTGCCAAAGTTATAGCAGACCCTAGTGGCTTCATTGAAGCAGAGGAATTTAGAGCCGAAGTAATGGCTAACTTTGCTATGAATTTAATTGATCGCAAGGACTCAATAAGCCAATTAGAGACTAATTTAACAGGTGTAACAGATATTCCATTATTGTCAGCTCAAATGGTTGCATCTAGTGCTGGTATTCCTTTTCCGTTGTTTATGTCAGATACACCAAAAGGTTTTAACTCAACAGGTGCTATGGAATTAAAGCAATACATTGGAGAATGCACCAATATTCAAGTTGAGCTATCAGAAGTATTAAACAAGCATTACAAGCTATTAGCTAAAAGTATGTTTAACAATGATTCAATGTTAATTACTCATGAATGGAATAGCGTAGATTTTGCAACAGATACAGAGAAAGTAAATAACAAGAAAACGGTAGCAGAAACTCAACAAATTTATGCAAATATAGGAGCATTACCTGAAGAATCAGTGACCGAATATTTACAAAATGAACACAATGGATTAAACATAGATACAGGCATGTTAGATGAAAGGACAGACAAGCAGATTAACGACTTAGGAGATAATGACTATGAGTGATATACCTGATATTTTTAATGCGGATTTATCAACAGGTTTAATAAGCGTGGATACTGATGCAGTCCAAGAAAAAGTTATTGAAGCATGGAAAGAAGCATCGTCAGGAGAATTAAATTACAACCCTGAAACTAAGCAAGGGAAAATCATAGCATTAATGGCTGATTTTGTAAAAACCGTATCAATGAATAATGCAAATATAGCAAATCAATTTAACAGTAATTATGCAACAGGCACATTCTTAGATGATGCTGGTTCATGGTTTGATGTTACGAGAACAGGAAAAACATTCTCAAAAGTCACATTAAAATTTCAAGGTGTTATAGGAACATTAATACCAGTAAAACAAAACGTTCAAGACCCAGTTAAATTAATAAATTGGGAAACAGATGAACAAGTTATTATTGGTACAGATGGTTTTGTTACGGTTGATGCTACATGTACGTTAAGTGGACCTGAAGCCGCTACATCAAATTCATTGACTAAATTAGTAAATGCTCCATTAGGTGTTGAGACTGTAACGAATCCAAGCATGGCTAGCGTTGGTCAAGATGTTGAAAGTGATCTAGCGTTTGGAAGAAAGAGAAGAGCCGAACTAGGAAAGCAAGGAACAGCAACGGTAGTAGCTATTGAGTCAGCTATTGAAGCAGTCGAGGGAGTAACAAGTAAAATGGTTTACTCTAATCCTGAAAGCACAAGCATAACTGTCAAAGGTGTAACCGTAGAGCCAAAAAGTATTTATTGCACCGTTTCAGGTGGCACAGATGAAAGCGTGGCATTGGCTATAAAGGAATCTAGTGAAATAGGTGCGTCATACAATAAGGACTCAACTAGCATAGATATTTTGGTAACTGACGAGAAATCAACTTCAAAACAGCAACAATTAATTTCCTTTCATAGACCAACAGATGATAGAGATATTGCCATTCGTGTCAAGATAACGGTTGATATTGGAGACGTGAATACATCCAAAGAAGATATGAAAAAAATCATAATGAATTGGTCAGAAAATAAATACAATACAACTGGATTCGCTATAGGTCGTGACGTTCATTATGGAGATATAACAACAGCAGTTAACAACGCAATTGAGGGAATTTCAGTTGCTCAAACAGAATTAGCTAAAGTTGGGGAGGTTTCCACTGGTGTGCCTTATCCATTGGAAGTACAAAACATAACCATTAACGGAAATGAAGAACCCAGCTTAACGACTGACAATATTGTAGTGGAGCTAACTTAATGAATATAAAAAACATTGACACGCTCTATGATTATTTAAAGGTACTTGATTGGCAGGATAGCAAAGCTATTAACTTTCAAACTCTTTTATCTTGTTATGGAAAAGTGTTGGATATGGCTCATAAAGACTTTTGGGAATACTTTGAGGAAAAAATTTATAACCTAAAAAGCCTTGATGAGTTTGGTGCTAAAGTTTGGAGCATAAATTTGGGTATTCCTTTATTTGGCACAAACACACCAAGTCCACCTGATTACCCAGCATTTGGTTTTGGGACTGAAAGCAAGAATTTCAACAATGGCAACTTTGCAACTCAAACAAATAGCCCATACAAACTGACATTAAAAGAAAAAATACAGCTATTGCAATTGCGTTATGTGCAACTCCATTCAAGAGGAAATAACTTCCAATTTAACCGTTTTTTGGATGTTATTTTTGGTGATGGTACAATATACGTTATAGATAATATGGATATGACAGCAGATGTGGTTGTGAATGGCTATGTTTCATTGGCAATGTTAGACGCAATACAACAGCTAGATGTAATGCCTAGACCGTCAGCGGTTGAATATAGATACATGCAAGGCGAACACTTTTCATTTGGATTTAGTCCAGATTCAGGTAGTTTTAATTATAGTAATTTTGTTAAAGATGGAGATACTTTATAATGGCTAGAAGAGTTAAAAGAATAGCGGAATCAGGAGATAAAGCACCTGTTCCTTTTACTAGCGGTGATGGTACTGTAAATATAGCAGAGGGTTATCCTCAAAGGTATCAAAAAGTCCCAGCAGAAGGAGGTCTAAATCCTGATAGGTCTAATTGGAATGATATATTGAATTTATTATCCACGCCTATATCAGATGGTCAACAGCATACTTACCCAGTATTTTTCACAAGTGCAGAAAATAACAATGAGCCAATGAATTACAGCAAAGGTGCTATTGTTAAATATTCACCAAACAAAGATGAAGATGGAGAATATATTGACCCCAAATTATATAAATCAATAATTGATGATAATAATGATACACCTGTAACAACCGATGGGTTTAATTCTTGGTCAGAATGTTCATATGATGGTTCTTGGGTTAGTGGGGGGATATACGTTGTAGGTAGCACCGTTATAGGTTCGAACGGTAATAATTATCAAGCATTACAAGCTAGTAACGGAGGGTCATCTCAAGACCCGACATCAACAACAGGTTATTGGCAAAACATAACACCAGTAACAACAGGACTTGCCAATAGAGTGGTTATGCTTGATAACAACAAAGTTATACACGCTAAAAATACACCAATAACAGTTCCTTATGTAGCTTGGCAACCTGATAAAGATGATTATCAATTTGGGGATATTGTAACAAAGGTTATTTTAGATCCATCATTTTATACTGGAAGGGCTAATTGTTCTTATGTTTGTATTTCTTCGGATGATATAAAGGGAGTCGATCCTGAGCAAGAGTTTCAAAACAAAATTTTAGGTAATCAGGATTTATCTTTTGATATAAGAAATTCTGCTAAATGGAGACCCATTAATAGATTGGTGATTGATTTTTACGATTCGGTTGGGACAACAGGTACGCCTAGAGTATATAGAACCAAACTATTTAGAGCAGATGGAACAATTAAACATGTTTTCAATAGTCCTTTTTTGCAAGTCGCGTATTCAGGAGATGATCCAAGTGAAGTCATTTACAGTAGACTTTATATGCATATGGCTATTGACGGGGGTACAACAGTTTTAGGGTTAAACCCTAAAACAACTGCTCCTGAAATGTCGTATGCGTTTCAAAGAACTGTAGTAGGTGATTTTTATCAAGGTTTTGTCCCTATTTCTTATTCAATATGGGTTGAACCTCCTAAAACAGCTGGAAAGCCTGAAACAAACGGTTCGTATTTCTACGTTGCATTACAAGGCCAAAAAGCTGGTATAGGTGGTTCTGTTAATCTTGATGGATATTTATATGCTGATTATATGCCTAATATTATCTAATTAAAGGAGTTTTTATGTCAGACACTTATAAGCCCACACAATCAATGGCGAATAATGCCAAGAGAGCTAAAAAGATGCGTGACGCACAAACGCCTAGCAACAAAGGAATGACATCAACAGGATTAGCAAGAATGAATCAATTAATGCGTAGAGAGCCATTAACCTTATCTACCGTAAAAAGAATGTACAGCTTTTTTAGCAGGCATGAAGTCGATAAGTCTTCTAAGTCATGGAAAGAAGGAAATTCTAAAGCAGAGCAGGCATGGCTGGGCTGGGGTGGTGATGCTGGTTTTCGTTGGTCAAGAGGTATTGTTAATCGTGAAAAGAAAAAAGATTCAGCTAGTGATACTAAGGAAACGACAACTAATAAAACTAATAAGAAGAAAGAAAGTAAATACACTATTCAATTAGATAGTGGTGACATTGTTGGTAAAAGAGTGCCAAAGCCAACAACAATATCAAAGAATTATGTATCCACTTTAGAAAAGTTAGTCAAAAAAATGACTGATGACACTGATAAACAGCTTAAAAAGTTAATCAGCAGTCAGCAAGCTAAAGATTATGATAAATTGTTACAGAAAAACACAGCTCAAGATGCTAAGAGTTATGTTTCTTTACAACAAGCAGTCCTAAACGCTTTAATTACTAAATGGACTAATGCTTTTAAATCTTTAAGTAAGCCTATCAGCCAAAGATTTATTAACAAGGTCAATAATAAATCAAAACAGTCTTTTATGTATGTAACAGATAAAATGCCATTTGACTCAAAGAAAGCAACTTTGAGAACTCCTGCAAATTTAAAGGAAAGTATTAAGGGTGCTGTAAATGAGAATGTGGACTTAATCAAAACATTGCCAACAGAATATTTGGTTAAATTAAAAGCTGATTTAAATAGGGCTATAGCTGGAGAAAGTGCTAATTATGCGGACATACAAGAGAGCATTGAAAAAAGTTTTATTAAAAGAACAGGGCAAGTTAAACGCAGAGCTAGGAACATAGCAAGAGACCAAACTAACAAGGCTTATTCTTCTTTTAATAGGACAAGATTCAGAAATGCCAAATGTTCTAAATTTGTATGGCAACATAACGGTGGAGCAAAAGAGCCAAGGCCATTACACAAAGATGTTTTAAATGGTCAAGCGTTCTCATATGATGACCCACCTGTTATAGACGAGAAAACAGGATTAAGAGGATTGCCAGCAGAAGATTATAATTGTGGGTGTACTGAAAGGCCTGTTTTTCCAGTGTAAATGTAAAAAATTAGCATTTTTTTATTTTATGGTATAATAATAATCAATAACTTATTTTATGGTGATGTATGAATAAGATAACAGACAAAAACGGATATAAGACCTACAAAGATGTAGCGATATCCAAAATAGGTGTTTACCCTTATAGTGGCAGGCAATTACCTGACGCTGACCCTAACAAAATTTATATGGTGTACACGCCTGAAAGTTCTTTAAATAATCCCAAGACAATAGCATCTGCTAATAATGTCCCGATTATTGAAGACCACACAATGTTAGGAAAAGCTTTTGACAACAATAATTCAAAAGCGGATGGTGTAACGTCAGGAAATACCTATTACAAAAGACCTCATTTATATAATGACTTTAAAATATTTAATCAACAATTGATAGACACAGTTGATGTTAAAGGTAAAAAACAAGTTTCAATGGGTTACACATTGAAATATAGGAAAGAGCAAGGAACATACAATGGGCAATCATATGATTATGTTCAAGATGATATTGAATTTAATCATGGTGCTATTGTTCATGCTGGGCGTAAAGGCAATAGTGTTTCATTAGATGCTATTTCAAAAGATGTAATTTATGGTGATGTTTATACAATAGAGGATAATACCGAAATGAAGACAGATGATGTAAAGCAAAACGGAGACAAGCAAATTAGCTTGGATAACGTTAACGATAACTTAAATAATCTAACTGAAACAGTTAATAAATTATCAGAAACTATGGTAGGTCTAAATGAGCAACTACACAAAATCAAAGAAGAAGCCCAAAACACAGCCAATGTCAAACAAGAAAAAGCCGAAGAAGAAATAGTGTCCGAAGATGAAATGGATATAGCTATTGATTCAGAAGAAATTAGAGGACAAATTGAAAAAGACGCTTTAGAATCTTTTAAAGTAGGTCAAGAGTTAAAAAATAAATTAGGTGCTTTTATTCCTAATTTTGTCGAGGATAGTGCTGATGCAAACACACAAGAAGAAGTTTCTAAAAAAGCTTGTCAAGTGTTAGAGCTAGCATGTGATAGCGATCATTTAACTTTCATTAACGGTTATATTGCTGGACGTTCTCAAGTTAAAGAAGCTAAGCAAAATAAAATAGTTAACAAGTCTACTGGAATGGATGCCAAAACAAACGCAGATTTAAGTAAATTTATTTAAGGGGTAAATGTTATGCAAAAGAAAGTAGAAACCGATATGCCTTTAGGTGTTGTAGGTGAGAGATTTCAAGCTGGTGGTTATGGTGATACAAAGTTCCTGACTAGTTCATCTGCTACAATTGGTACAGTAGTTACACAAGACCCAAGCCAAGAAAATGGTTGTGTTGTAGGTGGAACAGGACCATTTCTAGGAATTATAGGTTTACCTAAATCTTATCCAATGAATAACGATTATGAAGTGGAATTCACTTTACCGACTCAAGCACTAAAAAACGGTCAAGAAGTTAATTACTACTCCACTGGCACTGTTCAGGTTAAGGCAAGTACACCAGTAGATATTAAAGTCGTTGCTAAAGTATTTTATGATAATACAACAGGAATACTAGGACAAGGTTCAAGCGTTCCAGCAGGTAGCACAGAAATTCCAGCAAGATTTATCCATAGAAGTGGTGACGCTGGAACAGTAGTTGTGGTTGATTTATTAGAGGGCTTTTGTGAGCCAGCATCTAGCTAATTTTAGGAGAATAATGTAATGAATAGCAAAATGACCTTATCAGGCGAACAAGCTCTAGCAAGAGCTAAACAAGTTAGTAATTGGACAGCGCAAGACGCTCAAGACTTTGCAGAAAATATAGATTCTCTTAAAGAAAGATACAATCTTTCTCAAGATACTATTGATGCAATGGTCGAAGCTCATACATATTTTACAGCACAAGACGATTCACCTTTGCCAGATTCTAAGACAGTTCAATCAAATGCCTTGAGAGTTTTAGCCCCAAGAATGATTGAAGTATTAACCACACCTAGCTTAGTTGAAGAAGTTGTAACAACTACAGCAATGGGAAATTGGTTTGATAAATTTATAACTCAAAGTGCTATTGAGTACGTGGGTGAAGCTAAACTATTTAGTGCAGTTGGTAAAACCGATGTTTCAGCATCATTTAATATCAACTATGAAACTAGAGGAATTTTAGCATTTGAGGGTGGTATATCAGTTAATAAACTTGAAGCATTGAGAAATCAAGCTAATGGTATTGATATAGCAAGCAAAAAAAGAGTAGCAGATGCTAAACTACATAAAAAAATCTTGGCTAAAGTTGCTTTAAATGGTTACACAACAGGTGCAAGCCAAGAAATGACCTATGGTTTACTAAATGATCCGAATTTACCAGCATATGACACAGCATCTAATACATTTAGTGCTATGACATTTAAGGAAATTTACGACGCAATCCTAAACGGTATACAGCAAATACAGATTAATTCAGGCGATAACATCAACACGGACACAGCCCCATTGGTTTGCTTGATAGCGTCAGATGCTTATCAGTTCTTAGAAACTGTAACCGACCAAGGAAAGAGCGTTAAATCTTTACTGGCAGAAACTAAGCCTAATTTGACTTTTAGACAAACTGGGGACTTTAACAAGGCTAATGGTGGTGCAAGTGTTTTATACATCATGGCAACTACAGTTGATGGCACACCAAGTATTGAGCTAAATGAACCAACTAAATATATGGTATTAGGACAAGATATAACAGCTAAAGGCATGACAGAAACATCTATTTCAGCCACATCTGGAGTATTTGTTTTATTCGGTCTAGCGTTCTATAGACTTTCAGGTATCGCATAAATTAAAAGCCCTTTATTGGGCTTTAACTCTACACATTAAAAAAAGGAAAAATTACAAATGGCTAATTCAAGAACTAAAACACCAAAAGAAGTAATTATATTATCAAGTTTAGCAAACGATGTAGCTTTGCCATTTTATGACAAGCAACCGAATGGAGAAAGCATTTTAAGAATTAATTATTTAGTTAGGGGTGGTCAGTCAGTTTTAAGAGATGAAAACGAAATGAATTTAGATGCACCAGTAGCAGTTACAAAATATAGCCATGAACATTTCGAAGAATTATCTACACATAAATTTTTCAAAGACATGATTGAAAGAAATTATTTTAAGCACATTGTTTCTGAAAATATAAATGAAATTGAAGAAGTTGCTAAAAGTTTGAGGTTTGATGATAAATCTAACTTAATGACTAGAGAAATTTTAAATAAGCGTGTCAAAGGTGCGGAAAATATTAAAGCTAAATACAATACAGCAGTTAAAACATCTTAGGAGATATTGAACAATGGCTACAATTATATTAGACATTACAGAATTTAGGCAAATGTTTAGCCCTCAATTTGATGATACGACCAAGTGGACTGATGCACTTATCACAATGACTTGGGGAGAAGTAGGTTGCTATGTAGGTTTATCAGATAGTTGTGGTCGACCTAGTGGGAGTTGTCGCAAAATTCTGGCTTATAACGTGTTAGCGCATTTACTAATTGTAAATGATGAAGCTAATAACGGTGGTGGTGGGACGATTGATAAGGATATTGCTAGTGTTACTGAAAATGGAGTATCTGTTACATTCAAGAGTTCACAAGACGAGTCAGAGACTTCTTTCACTGGGTTTTTTGAGCAAACAAAATACGGTCAAAAATATTTATCACTTATAGCCCAATTTTCCTCAATGACGTTAACGGTAGGTGGTAGGGCTAGAAGAAGTCCTAGCTATTAAGATGAAAGTTGAGGGAAAAGGCTTAACAGGTCTATTAAAAATACTTAATGATTTAAATAAAAAGGATTTGAGTATTGGTTGGTTTGAGGGAAATAATTATTCTGATGGTGTTCCTACCGCATGGGTGGCATCATTACAGGAATATGGAAACGAATCAACTAATTTACCGCCTAGAGAATTTTTATATCCTACCCAAACTAAAAATGCCGATAGTTGGATGAAGCAATTTAGCAAAGGAATAAAGGCTGGTGCTGAACAAGGCATGACAGGGGAAAACTTATTAACTATTTTGGGTGGTATAGCTGTATCAGATGTTAGAGAAGAAATAAAAGGAATTGAGGGACCTCCCCTAAAATTATCGACAATTAAATCAAGAGCTAGTAGAGGTTTAAATACAACTGACATTTTAAGGGCTACTGGTCACATGATTAGTACCATAACTTTTGTAATTGAGGATAAGATAAATGGGACTGAATCTACACAACCTAGCAAATAAAGGACTTTCTAAAGTCTTTGGCACAATGACTTACACTTATAGAAAATATAATGGTAGGACGATTAATGATTTAGGTAATTATGTTTCAACTTATGAGCCTGATATAGTGAGAACAACAGCTAGGATTTATGAAATAACCACAAAAGAGCTTGAAGACAATGGTCTTGACACAAAAGTAAAACATATAAAAATATATGATAGTAATTATTTTACAACTTTAGATAGAGGTCAAGGAGCAGACCAATGTTTATTCAATGGCGAACTTTATGAATTATTGCCAGAAGAATGGAATACAACTAACAATGGTTGGAGCATTACGATATGGGCGAAGCAATAAGACTTAGGACGAACAAACTAGAGATAGAGACTAGAAAACTATTAGTTGAGATTTATAGCTTGTTAGGATTTGATATAGACGTTATTAGAGCATATCAAAATACACAACAAGGTAGGTCTAAAAAAGTTGATAGTGTTTATTATCATTTATTAAACCCAAAATATGAAACTAACCCATTTCAAGAAAACACTTACAATGCAACTAATGGCAATTTTGATACTTCATTAAATAGACAAGCATGTTATACAATGAGAATTATGGCAAGAGTTGTACAAGACCCAGCAAATTTAACACAATATACATCTTATGATTTATTAGATTATTTGCAAACGATGTTGGCATCTACAGGATATGTAACTAAATTTAAAAGCGTGGGTATTGGAGTGAGAACACCAAAAAGCATACAATTTTTAAATCAAGTTGATGAGCACGGACAACATGAAAGTAGACCATTTTTTGATGTGGAGTTAGGCATAATAAGTGGATATGATATAATCACAGATAAAGTTGATAGTGTTAAAGGCGAAATAGATCCAATTTAATTAAAGAGGAAAGAGGTATGGACCAAAATATAAACATGAATCGGTATGTAGATATTACTAGTGGTTTATTAGGTGGGACAGTCGTTTCACAAGGTAGATTAATAGGAAATCTAATTACAGGTTCTAGCGAATTACCAGCAGATAGCTTCATTAAATTTAGCCAATTGTCATCGGTAGGAGATTACTTTGGATATGATTCAGATGAATATAAATATAGTGAAGCTTATTTCGGATTTGTTTCCAAAAGTGTTACAAAAGCAGAGCAAATAATGTTCACTAGGTCTAATTTGACTGATGCCAATGCACTTATTATGGGTGGCACTTTAGCGTCGGAAGATTTAGCAAAGATTCAGGCTATAACTGCTGGTGGATTTACGATTTCAATTGGTGGCAATGATTCTGTAATAAGCTCAATAGACTTTAGCACAGCAACAAGCTTTACCGACGTAGCAAGCATTTTAGAAACAGCTCTCCAAGGAGTATCGGAATTATCGGCATTTACAGTTGACTTTGACGCAGTGAAAAGCAGATTAGAAATTATGGCTAATGCAAAAGTGCAATTAGAGTTAAAAGACTCAGTAGAAAGCACAATGGAAGGCTTAAAGCTTATTGGGATAGGTGCTAAAATCTCTCAAGGCTCAGACGCTAAGACTTTTGTGGAAACCCTAACTGACGTGTCATTAGCAGATAATTCTTTTGGCTCGTTCGCTTTAATGGAAAATTTAGCTCCTAATAATGCAACGGTTAAAGAAATAGCTCAATGGAATTTCACACAAAACAACCAATTTCAATATTACCCAAGCACAGACTTGCAAAGTTATGCATCATTATCCACCGAATTATCTGGTATTGATGGTACTTGGCTTATCCTTTCAGACGATCATCTATTCATGTTGCCTATGGCAATAATGGCATCTACTGATTATGAGGGAGTAAACACAGTTCAAAACTATATGTATCAATCAAATGATGCATTTTTTACAGCAAGTGTTACTAGTGATGCAAATGCAGACGCTTTAGACCAACTTGGCATATCTTATTACGGTAGAACACAAAAGTCAGGTATTGAATATTCTTTTTTACAGCGTGGTATTAATGGTGGTGCTGGTAAATTGCCTAGAGCTATGGGAGTCTTTGCTAATGAACAATGGTTGAAAGGTTATATCCAAGCACAAATAATGAGCCTGTTTTTAAATTCAAATATTCCTGCTGATGCAGAGGGTGAGGGAATGATAACAAGCTTGATTACTGGTGAAGATGGAGCATGTGATAAAGCTATTCAAAATGGTACGTTTGAACTTGCAAAAAGTTTAACTGCATTACAAAGAGTGGAGATAGCTCAAATTACAGGAGATAAAAACGCATCATTGGAAATCCAAAACAAGGGATATTATTTTTCAATCAAGATAGAGCAAGAAACAGCCAGTTCAGGTGCTACAGAGTATGTTGCTAAATATAAATTAGTTTACTCAAAAGGCGATCAGATAAACAAAGTTGAAGGTCAAGATATTTTAGTTTAAGGGGTAATAATAATGGAAATGTATAGTAATAATGCCAGTGGCTCATTTATTCTTTTAACTGCTAGTGTAACTTTCCCAGTGCCTTTTAAAATACAGGCATTTGGAGACGAGAATGATCCATTTGATATGGATTCAGTGCAAATACAGGAAGTAGTTAAAGATTTAAATGGTAATGTTTATGATTATGGAATACAGAACTTTTTTCCTGTAACCATTAATGTGTCACAAAATACACCAGAGCAATTAAATCTAGCTTTATTGGCAAAACGTAATTTAGTAGGCACTAATCAAGCTCGTGATATAATAACGTTACAACAAATAGTAGCTGGAGAAGTAAAAACAACTTACTTTAAAGGCAAGATAACTGAAGCTCCATTTGGTTCACCAGCTGGCTCAAATGGCAAACTTAAAAACATGCAATACAAATTTAAGTTTGGTAACGTATCATAAAAATAGCCCATTCGTGGGCTACACACACCAATAAAAGGTAAATAATGAGCAAATTATTAAAAGAAAAAGAAATAAAGGTAATGGATTTAGATGATAATGAAATTACTTTTTTTATATCAAGATTCCCTATTATGGATGGAATGCAGATAGTTAAAAATTTAATGCCAAGTGCTAAAGATTTGTGGGGTGCTGATAATGGCGTGGCACTTCAAGAGGTGTTACATATTTTAAGATTTGTAGATGTTGTTAAAGATGGAGAGCGTATAAGGTTAGAGACTGAATCAATTATCCAAAACTCTTTACCACCTGACGCTGAATTGGTTATCAAAGTAGCATTTTTAGCATATGAATATAATACAAATTTTTTCAAGACCGAAAATCTATATCGTACCCTAAACAAAATCAGGGGATTTCTCGGTCTATCGAATACGAAAATATCGACCCTCTTATCGGATTTATTGTCGCAAACAATCAAGTTAGTTGGCAAGGACTCAAAGAAATAGATATTGAAGATGGGTTAAATATTAGTGAAGCTTTAGCAGTGCCAAAAGCAAATGAATATTTAGCTCATTTACAAGCAAGCAAAAAAAGAGGTTAATATGTCATTGTTACAGAGATTTAGTATTTTAATTGATACAAACGCTAAAGAGAGTGCTAAAGATGTTGATAAATTAGACAAATCAACTGGTAAATTGAATAAAGGTCTAAATCAAACAGAAAAAGAATACGACATTTTAACCAAGACTCAACATAAGTATGCAGAACAAATAATGCATACAAATCAAGAAACGCAAAACCTAGCAAAAACAATCCGTAAAATGTCAACTCAAGATTTAATCAAATTCAGAGATGAGATGAAAATTCACCCTGACGCAATAGCGAAAGCCCAAGATTATAATCAAGCGTTAAAATTTATGGACGGACAAGTCAAAAAAAATATAAGTTCATTTGAACTTTTAACTTCCAAACTAGGAATATTGGGAAGTGTTTTCATTGCTGGGTTTTCATTTGAGGGTATAAAAAAATCTGCTGAACAAATGGACGACTTAGGCAAACAAGCTCAAGCATTAGGAGAAAAGGTCGGAACATTAGATGCATGGCAACAGGCATTTATAAGATATGGCGGTTCAGCTCAAGACGCTAACAAAGATTTAAAAGTTTTGACTCGTGAAGCTTCAAACTTTGCTTTATTAAACCGTGGAGTTGGTAAACCAGTGTTTGAAAAATATGGTATTGATGTAAAAAATGCTAATGGCTCAATAAAAACTGGTAGTCAATTATTAATTGAATTAGCAAAACATTTAAAAGGCATGTCAAAAGCTGGCATACAGGGTGTGGCAAGTTCATTAATGCTATCTCAATCATCGGTAAGAATGTTACAAGATGGTGCGACTGCAATGCAAAATCAAATAGATAAGCAATTTGAATTAGGAGTAGTCACAGCCGACCAAGCTAAAGCTTCAGCTAACTTCAATGACCAATTAGCAGACACAGGGCAAATATTTACTCATGTATCAAGGCAATTAACTGCTGACATGTTGCCAGCATTAACAAAATTATTCCAAATGTTAGATAAAATAGTTGTATTTATAGAAAATCATGGTGCATTTGTTAAAGGTTTCTTTACAACATTAGGGACAGTTATTGCTCTTAGGTATTTACCAGCCGTAATAGAAGCGGCCTTGGCCACAAGTTTTTTAGAATTACCATTACTACTTTTAGTTGGTGCTTTTGCTCTCGTGGCTACCATCATAGGGCTTGTAGTTGATGATATACATAAGTTTAATACTGGTGGTAAATCTTTAATTGGTGATTTCGCTAATTGGAGTGAAAAAAAATTACATGGTTTATTGGACTTTATTGATGAATTTAGAAAAACTTTAATTAATTATTTTAAGGATTCTTGGAGTTCTATCCAAGCTAGTTTTGATGAATTTTATAATTGGATTGTCAGGAAGCTACACCAGTTAACTGACTTGATTCCTGATTTTGTGAAAACAGGGTTTAGTGATTTGTTTGGTAGCGATACAACAATTAAGCATGCTGTAAAACATACGCTAGATAATAATCAAAGTGCTATTTTATCATCAAACGCAATGGATCAAGCAAACGTTACTAAATCAACAACTTTTGCCAATGCTGTAAACATGACGCAAGCACCTAGCACAACTAACGTTAGCATTGATGCTGTAAACGTACAAACACAAGCTACAGATTCAGACGGTATAGCGAATACAATATCCGATCATATAAACGATCATATTGTAAACGCGCAAGCAAACAGAACTAGTGGAGTTAAGGCATGAGTGATATTTTAAGCATAGCTAGTAGGAGTGAATTTTATCTTAATTATGGCAATTACATCATTGATTCAATAACCAATTATTTGTTTGGGGAAAATGAGTGTGTGTTATTGGATAATAAAGGGAATGACATACTGCAGAATTACAACATTGATTCAGTGCAAACTAGAGAGAAAATAGTTTATCCAGAACATAACATGCAAAGTGGTGCTAGTTTATCAGACCACGCTTATGAAAAGACAAAAAAAGCACAAATAGGAGTTGTTACGACTGACCCTAATCAGGTGCAATATTTAAGATCAATTTATAAAGCTGAGACAGAGCTAACCTTACAAACTGCCGATGGAACAATGGCTAACATGAGGATATCTAATTTTCCTGTTTCAAGGAGAGCAAAGGAAAAAAACCTAAGAGTAACTCAATTGTCATTAAAAGAAGTTGAATTCAAATTAGCGTCTACAATAAAGTTACCTCCTGAAAAAGTTGTATCGCCCAAGAATCAATCAACAGTTAAGAATGGACAAGCAAGTTCAAAGGAAGTCCCTAAAGTTTCAAATGGCACTAGAAATGATAATAAAGGTAGCTCAATAGCATATAGCTTACTACATGGTGGGAGTGTTTTTTAATGGACAGGATAGATTTAACCAATAACATAAATTATCAATACGAATATACTAATGGCGATAATACATTTATTATAAAAACTATGGGTGATGATGATGGTTCTGTATGTTATGAGATATATTTAAATAATAATCCATTGCCAATACAAGGTTTTTCACTTGCATTACCAAGCAATAAATTAATTAAAGTTGATTACTTGGGGGTTGGTAATTTTGTCATTGTAGACATTGAAGATGAATCCATATACCCAGCATTTGAACGATTTAATATAAATCAATTTTTATATTACATGTCACAGGAAGAAATGGACGAATGACAATACTATTAAAAAGAGTTTTAAAAGTTGGTTTTTCTTTCAAAGGTCAAGCTGTTGAATATGATGATTTATATATTACAGCATCAGGAATGAAATGTGTTACCAGCTCAAAAAATAATGCTAATGTAGTTATAGCAAATTTATCTCAAGAAATGGCAAATTATTTAATGGTCAATACAAGTCCATATAGCAAGAATAAAGATAAAATTGGCATGTATATTTTAGTTGGCAGGGAAACTTTAGGAATTACCAAATTTTTTGTTGGAGATGTTTCAACTGCTGAACCATATGGAGATTCAGACCAATATTTAAAAATAAATTGCGTTACAGGTGGTAATAATAGGTTTGATACTGTTTTTAGGTCACTTGATGACATGCAAAAGCTATCCACGATAGCAAAAAAAATAGCAGAAGATAACCAATTAAAATTAAATTTCAAAATTCCTGATAAAAACGTAATGGGTTATTCTTACAGAGGTTCTAAGGTTGATCAAATAAATGAGCTACAAAAATTAGCAGATGCTAACGTATATCAAAACAATGAACTTTTAAACGTCTTGCCATATAACAAAAGCTTAAACGACCAAGGAATAAAATTAACAGATGATTTGATTTTATCAAATAGCTTGAGCGTCAGTGATGAGGGTTTAAGTGTTAAAATTTTATATGATGCAAGAGTGGATATTAGTTGTAGGGTTGAAATAGAAAGCGAATCAAGGTCTATTTATAATGGTATATATGTGGTCAATAAGATAAATTTTCAACTCTCAAACCAAGATAGACAATTTTATTTGCAATTAGCTCTAACAAAACAGGAGCAATCTAGTGAGTAGTAGTCCTAATTTAAAGCAAGCACAAAAGGGAACATTGTCAGGATTTGCAGACCAATTAAAAGAAGATATAGCGCAAACATTTGACACCATGTTGCCAGTTGAAATAGTGAGTTATGACAGGTCAAAACGTTTGGCAAAAGTTCAACACTTGATAGAAATGATAGATGTTGACGATAATGTTATTGATAGAGGGACGCAAAGCAATATCCACATAGTTAGCTTTGGTGGTGGTGGAGTTGTGCAAGATATAAATCTTGTTGCTGGCGATAAAGGTTGGATTATTGCATGTGATAGGGATATAAGCACATTTAAACAAAAATTTGTTAAGTCAGCACCAAACACATTAAGAAAGAAAAATTTTAGTGATGCTATATTTATTCCTAATGTTATGACAGGGTACAGCGTTCCCAGTGATGACGCAGATGCTTTTGTGTTGGCTCAATCATTGGATGGAAGCACAAAAATAACTTTAAATCCTAAGACTAACACTATCACAATGAAAGGAAGTAAACTCATTCAGGAATTTAGTGAAATTGAGAGTACAGCATCATCAAGCTTTAAAATCACTACCGCAAGTTATGAATCAAATGCTAGTGGCACATATACATTAAAAGGCGGTCAATATATTAATCAAATGTCAGCGTCCACATTTAGCAATTCAGTTTTATTTAGTAGTGGCTTTACATCGTCAGGTAGTGGAGTAGGCCCTAATGGGGTGGATATATTTTCACATATACATAACCAAGCAAGTGACAGTCATGGAGATACACAGCAACCAACCAGTCCACCTGTATCACCACCAACAACAGTATAATGAGGTAAGAATATGTTATCCATAAAAGTAAATGATAATGATGATATTTTTTTCATTGATGGGGAGTTAGCTTGGGCAGAGGATAAGGATGCTTGTAGTCAGGATGTAGTCCAAAGCATAAAAACTAGGATTAATGCTTGCATATTAGATGCGACTGCTGGAATTGATTATAATAACAATGTATTTTCAAATATAAATTACACTACATTTAAAAATCAATTAACAGTTCAAGTAAAAAAAGTACCTAATGTTATTGATGTATTAGATTTGGAAGTAGCGAAGAAAGACAATACTCTAGCATATTTGGTTATATTTAGCACAATCTATGGAGAGTTTGACTTAACAGGAACATTAAACACAGGACAAGATAAAGTAGAAAGTTTTACTAATTCTGATTATTCTGTAACGGTTGCTGTAAGTGGATATTGATAGTATAATTATTTAAGGTCTTAGGCTTGGTGAAGCTGAATAAAACGAATGTTGTCTATTTTTTTACATGTTTGATTAACCTTTTTTCTTAACATGACGACCTAACGCCCTTATGATTTTTTACATAAGGGCAACTTAAATTTATAATTTATTAATATTTTCTTTAAATAACTCAGTTTTTAAAATTTTTGTTGGTTTCATGAAATGTCTTTCCATTTGACAAGATAAAATTCTATCTTCTTTGACGTTATTTTTATCAATAAATCTAATATCAATATCTTTTACATAAATATTATTTTTAACATGCGTTGCATTGTCTTCATTATATGACAAGTCGCTATAATTATATATATCTTCTTGCAATGTTCTAGGTTTCTCAAGATTCTTAGCGAATGCATGTAAACACTGGTTAGTTTCTTTCCAATGATAATCATCATTAATACCTTTTAAATAATAAGATATTGCAAGTGCTGTTAGTGCAATTGATATTACATATAGATAGAATTTATAAGTTAGTTTAAATTTCATTTTTTTAGCTCCTAATTATTTTATTTATGATTAATAAGTAACTCTAACAAACCCAAGTTATATTTATTTATTGTTGGGTTATTTCTTCCCAAGTCAATAAGCCATAAAATCATTGTTATTGGTAAACCAAATAATGTTATGGACAAAATCAAGTATAATATTCCCTCACCAGTTTTTTGTGCGTAGAATTTGTGTGCGCCAAAAATACCAGCAAACCACCACAAAGCCCACATAACACCATTAGATTTTTTTTGTACCATGTAAGTTGATATTAAACCGTTATTATCCTTATTTTGCATAAGTATTTGTTGTATTCTTTCTTTATCCATTGCTATACCTTGTAATATTTTATAATGTTTTGTAATTTTTTTTAATATATCACATGAAAATTGGAATCTAAAATATTAATTGCATATTTTTTTTAGTACAATAAATACACACACTTTAAAAAAAGGTTTTGAAATGACGACATTTGATTTGATAAAGCTAAAATTTTACGAACAACAATATATTTTAGAGATAAATAGAAAGTTTAATTTAAGGAATCAAACATTTTTTCTATTAGCTATGTTTATTCTTTACTC